CTCTTTCTTCTCTTCTAGTTTTGCTTGGCAATATTTGAAGAGTGCTTCTGCTGCATCAAGTGTATCCTCAAATGTTTCTGCCCTTCTCAACCTGACTACGATATATCTCTTCCTCAACTGTGAAATCGATGTCTACAAAATTACCAATCTTGAAATATAAATTAATCTTATCTGCAAGATTCATTTCATCAATATCTTTAAGTTCGATGCCAAAGAAATCTTTGTCTGATAATTCCTGATAACCATTAAAGAATGTCTTTGATATACCTGCATATCTACGCTTCATTAACTTCTCTACACGAGCATCTTCTACAATGTTTACAAAACTAGGATTGATCTGACGATCTTTGTACCACTCGATATCAGGAGTGTAGAGTGCATGAGAAACCTCATGACTTACAAGCATGTCATATACATTCTCACTTGCATCCCATACTGGAAGAGTAAGTACACGAGAACTGACATTGAATGATGCTGTCTCAACTGGTTTATGTTCTACGATTAGATCTTCTGTAGCAAGTAGTTTTGCAAGTTGTGATTTGATTTCGTTTAAGGTAGTAGTCATGAATCTTTATCTGATATACCTATAATAACAACGAAACCGCCTCGATGGGCGGTCTAGTAGACACTTTATCAACTGTCCACGACGTTTCCTTGCTTGACGCAATGCCTGTGGTTTCAAGTGTCGCTTCTTTTCTTTTTTAGAATGGTGTTGCCAGTTAGGGACTTTCATTGGTCTTAACAGTATCAAGAATATTTATGGTTGGTTTCCATCCTAATTCCATTAACTTTGAAGGATCAGCACATGTGATATCTCTTTCACCTGGTGTATCTTCTTTAATTGGTAGATGACCCATGCCCATTTTAGTTGCCAGATCAATGACAGATACTGGATCTCCAGTGCCGACATCTAATACACCAGTATAACTGCTAGGAATCAAAGTTGCAATAGCAGATACAATATCATTAACATGAATCCAATCTCTTTTATGTCTTGTAAGATAGGTAGCAGTTTTATCTTCTAACATACGATATAACATGTCAGTGCGACTTACCTTCTCTGCATAAACATTAAAGAATCTCATACCTACACTATTTGATGGTGCTTGCACTTCATTTACCTTTTTACTAATACCATAAGCATTAATCCACCACTCATAGACAGCAGCAGAACTTGCATATAAACATCTTACATTATTATCTCTACAATAATCAAAGATAGGTTTAGATTTCTCTACATTATTTTCCCAAAATAAATCTGGATTTTCAACTGCCTCACGTATTGCAGCATTTGCAGCAAGATGTATGACTACATCATAGATTTTATCTGTTTTAAA